ATCCTCCATTGTATTTGTAGTTGAAACATCACCTAATCTGTTTTCTAGATTTTGGATATGATGAATCATTTCGTGTGAAAATGAACGTACTATATCCTTAGGATGTCGCCCTTCAGTGTATAACGTGATTGTGAAGTTGTTCGGGTCATAATACGCTGTTTTACCGAGAAACTCACGTGCGTTGTTGCTGTCACCGTTTACGAATTTAACTTTAGGTAAAGGTTTGATATTCATACCCTTAGCTAACATATGTTTAGTTAATTCTAATATTTTTTCCTTAACATCTATATCTTTAGAATATGAAGCATTTTCATTTAATTGTTTAGGGGAATTATCGTGTCCACATTTATGGCACATATATAAATCATCTCCACCATCTACTATAGACCATTCCCAACCACATCCATCACATATAACTTCTGTATCTGTTACTATTTCAGTTACAACATCTTGTATATAACCAAAAATTTCTAAACGTTCATTGTCATTTATAACTGGGGGTAAAAATTTATAAAATGCTTCAGGGGATTTTTTAGATGCTTCTCGTGCTTTAGTTCCACTTATACTAGCATCTGGGGTTTGGATAACTTTAATTTTAACGTTTGGATATTTATCTTCTACACCTGATGTTCTTAAAGCAACATCTTGTAAATCACCTTCATTTCCATCACGAGCACCTATAATAAAATAAACCACCTCTTCAGGATGGCTCTTTCCATAACGTATAATATCACCTATTGGTGCTTTTGATGGTTGTATTTCTACTTTATCTCCTAAATATTTTTTATATATTTCCCAAATCAATAAGGACTCAGCTTGAGTAATTCCATTACGCTCACCTGACCCAACATAAACAATAAACTTGTCTATTTCTGGAAATTCGGTAAGTGCCTTTTGAACTACCTCAAAATGGCCTTTAGTTGGTGGTTTAAATCCTCCGCCATATAGAGCGGTAACAATATTATCACCAACCAACTCGGAAATTAGAGACTTGGTAAATAGGTTCATTTATTGTCTTAGTTTTTGTATTTTTTCTTTTGCTAATTGTTTCTTCTCTTCAATGTCTTTTTTAGCACTGCGGAATGATTCCATAGCATCTTCCATCTCTTTAAGAGTAGATTCATATTCTTTAAGTGCTTCAGATCCTGCTCTTTTAGCACCCAATTTATCTTTAAAAATACCTAAAATATCTTTTGCCTCTATAGACAATGACATAAGTTCGGCAATTGTTAATTCTTTAACTAAATCCTCTACATTATCCATTTTACCTATGGGTTTTGTAACTACAAAAAATTTACCGATTTCATCTGTAAGGATACCTTCAACTTCTTTTATTACTTGGGAATCTTCAACTTCCTTTAATAAATCTAATAATTTCATGATTGTAAAAATTTATTTAATTTTGATTGTGCCTCCTCAGCGGAAACGATATGTTGTATATGTTGTTCAACTTTTTCTTTAGACATTAAATCTTTAATATCTTGTTCAGTTTTGGCTTTTTGTTTATCTGAACTCGCTTGTTGTGCTGGTGTTTTTGGTTTGGTGTTTTGGGGTGTATAAGGCTCAATATATGTTTTAATTATATCTTCTAAATTTTTAGCATCAACCAATTCTTTATCTTTAGTAGTCGCTACAAAATTTTCACCAAATAAGTTGAGGTAAGGAATAAAGTTTTTAGTAACTCCCGACCACGTTTGCATTACAATAAAAGGCATTAAACTTCTGTCTTCACCTTTAGAACGCTCAAATCTGTCCTCGTTTTTACGTAGTGATTTTTCTAATGAAGAATATACATAAACCATAAATACTTCATAACCAGCACTTTCAAGGGTTTCCTTCAGTTGCTCTGTTTTTTTATATGAAGCCGCTGTACCGTCTATTACAATATTTCCTTTTTTTAGGATTTCTTGTTCCAATTCAGCAGCATATGTTTTTTGTGCTGCTTGCATTGCTACTGCTGCTTTACTTCTATCTTCAGCTCCTGATGATTTTAAATCTAATGAAACATCTGTATCTTTTAGATTTTTTATAAAATGATCATCAATGTTGAGGACTTTAAGTCCCATACCAGATATAATATCCCCAACAATAGATGATTTACCAGCACCTGGGGCGCCTGCTAATATTACTGCTTTAGGGGTGTTTATTGCTTCTCGTAATAATTGTACCAATGATATCATTCAATGTGTGTTTGTGATACATATTACAGCTCTCTTTTAACTTGCGTTCTAAACTCAGTAAATACAGGCGAATGTTTTGGGTTTTCTAGATCAAATAATTTTTTGACAGTCATAAAGATATCAATATTTGCTTCTTGTGTACGTTTTGATTCATACATTTCCCATCCTTTACCTTGTATTATACCATCTTTAGGACCTCTTTTTGAAGATTTTAACCATAGCACACCATATCTATCGGCTTTTTTACCATAACATTCCTCATAACATTTACCATAAATCGCTGTTTGTAAGTCATATGTTGTCTGGAGGTGGTTTGATGTTTTAAAGTCAATAATCCAAAGTTCTGTTTTACCATCAATTTCAATCTCACATACCATATCACAAGTACCTGCTACTTTAATTTGATCTGAAAATAAATGTACTTCAGTTTCAATTAATTTTGGTTTATATGTTTCCCAAAAATCAACAAAACGTAAAAACATCTGCCATACTAGTGGATCATATTGTGGATAACCAGAGGCTGATAGGAAGTTTAATTCTTCACCATTAAGGTAAGACTCAATCATCTCGTGTGTTTCTGTACCTTGCTCTCCTGCTTTGCGAACAATATGTTCAGAGGCATAACCAACTTTTTTTAACCAATCTTCAAAAAATTTACCTTTTGGGTAGTACTGAAGTACATAGGTAATTGATGGGTAATACTTTCCGTTCCTACGATAATATCGAGAATCGGGCATAGTAATTTGTTTTGAATCTGCAGATATTTCTAAGATTCTGTTGTAAGACTGCTTAATGTTTCTTTTTTTCATAGGAATAATTTTTTTTCCAATAGCCCTGAGAATGTTAGGGGGTATGTCTCTTGAATTAGATTAGTGAAATTAATAAAACCCATATCAGCCGGGTCTTTATCTTGCATATCTACCAAATACACTTCTTTACCTTCATTCATCAGGCGTTCACAAAACGTTAATGCCTGTTTTTGAGCGTCTTTATCCAACGCAATATATATTTTTTCAACACTCGATGTAACAATTTTTTTCATTAAATTAGACTGAATATTTTTGCCTAATAATGGTATAGCATTACGTTTAATAGCTAAGGCATCAAATGGTCCTTCACATAAAATTAAAGGAATGTTCCAGTTTATGTATAATTCAAATGGAATTATATCACGGGAGACTGATGGGTTTCTGTATTTTGTAAATGGTTCCTTTTCAAATGAACGGCCTGTAAAATAATTTAATGTACCCTTAGCATCATATGATGGGATTATAACCATTTTAGCATATCTACCTGTAGCACAATATCCAATACTATATTTTAAAATATCATCTTCAGTTATACCTCTATTTTTAAGGTATGATGCTGCTTGTCTACCTTCAATATCCGATTGTTTTACATTATCAAATGTTTGGTATTCTTTAGGAAGTTTAACTTTTTCCTCAGTTTGAAATTTAGTATCAGGACCAACGTATTTTACAATGGATCTTAACTCGGACATTGCCTCCGGAGAAACATCTATTGATCTAAATAATTGGTATAATTTTTTACCTTTTTTATCACAAACCCAACAATGCCAAGGATTTTCACCTTTAGGATTTTCAGATAAATTAATTTCTAGTTTTGGTTTTGTATGATGGCATAGCGGACAGTGATAGGCATAATTACCTCGTGCTGTTGATTTGCCAGAACCGAGCACAGAGTTAGTCAGTGCTACTAGACTTTGATTTATCATAACCGTAATATAATAAAGAAAGCTTGGTTTCCCAAGCTTAACTTAATATATTTTTTATTTTTTTCTCGCTATATTATACAATGAAGCATGTGATAATTTTATATCACCTTCTTCTTTAGTTTTTATAATAGCTGTATTACCTCGGCCATCTTTAGGTAAAGTTATAGATAAAATTTTAATAGCTTCTTTATGGTCAAAAAATTCTCCTCCTTCTTCTGGGGCTCTTAAAAACAAATCTCCTGTTTTAAATTTTTCAGGAGAAATTTTAAGATATTTAAATTCTTTTTCAAATGAATTATCTTGTTCTTTTTTTTTATTTTCATTTAAAATGGCCATCATTTTTTTAGCTTGACCTTCTGTGATAAGACCTGCTAATTGATTCATTCTTATAATGTCTTTCATTTTGTTGTTTATTTTTTATTTGTTATAAATATATAAAAAAAAAAATTAAGATGCAAAGTCACCTGTAAAAAACTTGCCGAGGATGTTATCGTTATAGAATTCATCTGGTTTTTCAAGCACTTCATATATCATTTGATATTTTATCTCGTAGTAAGTTAATTGTTTTTTTGTGGGAGCACAAATTAGAATAACACGTTCAAAATTTTCTTTTGGTTCGGTTTTATATAATTCCGTAAGATATTTATTTGAACCCCAATATGTTTTCCAAGTTGATTCTTTAACTGCTAATCTATAGGATGGGCGTCGTCCTACAACACCAGCATATTCTGCTAGTTCCTTTTTACCTAATTTTACTTTAGATGTATTTTGGAGTATTTTTTTACCAATGTATGATTTGCCTGATTCTTTATGAGTGATTCGATATACAAATCCGTGAGAGTTTTCAGGAAAATCGGAGATTGACTCCATTTCCTTTTGTTTATATAACCACATTTTATTGTTTTTTAAATATAAATTCCAGTAAATACTATAGTAGCAACTACTGGAGATCCAGAAGTATTATTTATAAAAGTTATAACCCCCGTGGCAAAGTCAATTGAATCTACAATTACTGAATCTGTTGGACCATTTCCTGATATATAATTTGCTGTTATAAAAGCATCTGTTCCTAAAGTTTTACCTACTAAATTAAGAAAAGCACTACTAACAGCAGTACCAGTACCCATAGCTACTTTACCAGCAATAAATTTAAAATCACCAGTTACAATACCTCCATCATCATATTTTTGGCTATTAACTTGTATTACAGATGCATTTTCAGCAGTTGTTGCATATGATGCTGTGGTTGTTAATACTTTAGTTGCTGCATTGTATGATAAAAAATCTGAAATTTCTGGGTTTTGGGTGCCATTTCCTGGGACTAATGCTGGATAGTAAGTTCCTGTAATTGTTGATGGAGTAGGGATAACTATAGAAGTTGCACTTCCATCTAAACTACCAGTTATTACTAATCCAGTAATATCACCTGGACTTCCTGTACCTAAGGCTGTGTATAATTGTAATATATCAGCTGTTTCTACTGGATTACCGTTTATGATATTTGCGTTATTTAAAGTTGCCATTTTATTATCTGTCTATGTTTATAAGTATTGTTGTGTCTGTTGTTGGAGAAGTAGGTAAAGGTTGTGATAATTTACCTATTGCTAATAGATTTTGATAGTCATCATATAATCCTATAGTTGTAACATAAGGACTAAAATATGACTCTGTTACAAAATTACTAACATATTGTCCAGGGGTGTAAAACGTTCCTTGAGGTGCTGTAATTTGAGTACTACCTGAAGAAAGTGATGGGTTTAAACTAAAATTAAATTCACTTTCTCTAAGTGTACATTTATATTGTGTTTCAAATATATCTAAAGATGAGGAAAAGGAACAGGTTACGTTAGTTGCTGTTATAAAATTATCAATAAATGTAGTATCACCTAATCCATAAAGAGCAGAACCATATATAGCAGCACCATAACCATCATTTTGGGGATCGCTATCACTTGTAAGTACAATTAATCCATGAGAATAGAATATATTACCACATATTTCATTTGTAGAGGTTAAAATTACATTACCTTCTCCATCATCGGATATTGAACCACTAGGTGCTTGAAAATAAAATGAATTGGGTTGAATGTAATTTCCATATAATCGAGATGGTATAGATATAACACCTACTATATTATTTGAACCTGTTGGAAAATATTTTTCAAAAGTTAAATCAGTTTGTAAATAATTAAAATATCTACCATCTGATTGGGTTGTACCTACTAATCTATCTCCTTCAGGTTGAGATCCAGGAAATATATAACCCATATTAATATCATCCCCATATGAGGAGCTTATGTAATTTGAATAATATAATTCTTTAACCGAGTTATATACTAGTCTCTTATATTGAGAATTATCATAACCAGTTGTTGGGTCTGTTGATGGATCAAATAATCCACCAATGTTTTGTCCTAAAAATCTATTAATTTCTACGTTTGGTGCTACCAATTCACTCCCTTTAAAAGAGAATGATTTATTAACCTCAAAAGGGGTTACTACTATGTCTGATGCTAAAAATTGTTTGAATGCATTCATTCATTTTAAAAATCAAGTTTTACTCTAATTAGAGCTTCTTTTGTAAAATCTTTAAGTAGTGGTCTTGATAATTTAGCTACTGCTAATAATTCATTAGTATCATTATATAAACCTACTGTTGTAATATATGTTTGTGGGTTGTTTATAAAATTACTATATAATACTTCACCTGTTGATCCTGAAATATAAGATGGATTTTCGGAGTAATTAAATTCTGAACTTCTAGGTCTTACAAATATAAAATCTGAAGTAATTGTTTCTTCTGAATTTAGATAGAACGACCCTGTATTTGGTGCTACCCCAGTTGCTGATCCTGATATAGCTTGATATAGTGAAGCCATTGGAGATTTAATTGGATCTACTGATCCTGAAGTTGATCCACTATACACAAACCCACAACCACCACCAGCTGCATTTGATGCTAAAGCTAATGGATTTAATATGATAGTTCCAATATCTGGAAGTAACCAACCATATGAACCTGAGTTAAGTGAATATCCTTCGGTTGTTAGTGGAGTTGCTGTTTTAACACCTCTAGATCCCGATATTAATTGAAATACTCTTCCTGCTTCATTAAATTGAACTGAACTAACATATGCACTATCATCGGTAAGTTGTATTATCCCTGATGATCCTGTAATTGTTAAACCTAATGATCCTAAAAATATTTTTTCTTTATATCTTGCTCTTTCTATAGGTAAAGCAAAAAACTCAGTTGATGTAACGGAACCAAATGTAAAATTTGTATTTTCATCTCCAATTACTAGGTTTTGGTATTGACCATAAACGGTAGAGGATGGTGATCTACCATCAACTGCTGTGTTATATACTAAACTACCAGAACCTTCTGAATTGCCATATGCTATTGCAAATTGGATATTTTCAAAAGTTGATCCTGAGTATATATTTAGATAAAAATTTCCAGATGAACCTGCTTCTTGGGTTGATGAAGTGGAAAATGATGATAAGTTTGGACTACCGTTTGACCATAACGTAGAACTGATGCTATCAGCGGATACTACAAAATCGTCGGCTTCTAATCTATTAAATGACATAATATTTATTTTTAAGATACTTTAGTTACGGTTATTGGAATAGTTACCCTAGCACCACTGTCTCTACCTACTACAGTTAAAGTAGCATATAATGCGGTATTAGAAGTACCAAATAATGTATTTATTGTTGTTGCACGTAAATTAATTGTTGTACCAACTACTGTTTTAGATACGCTTGTACCTAAAGTTGTTGTTGCATTTAATGCTTGTACTTCAGGAGTATTAATACCAACACCTTCGAAGGTTGAACATAATCTAACATCTGAAATTGTAGCTGTATATCCTGCTGTTTCATATGTATTTCCACCTTGATAATTTAATGTTTGAGGTGTGATTGCTAATGAAGCACCTTGTTTGATTACTATTGATTGGTAACCTAAATCTAGGATAGGCATCTTAGCAGTACCACGAGGTAATGTTACTAATTTGTATTTCATTACTTGAGTTTCTTGTGGAAATGCTTCAAGTAAAGGCATATTTTGTAATGCTTCACCATAATATGCTGATCCTGATGGGTGATTAGGATTGTATAGAGTATAATCTATTTCATCATCCGCTAATGCAAATTGTGTAATTCTAAAAGCTCCATCATTTTGAGCTAATAACTGACGTCCTTTTGTTGTTAAAATAGCGTCTACTGTTACTACTGAGTTATTTAAATATCCCATTTTTTATTTTTTGTTTTGTTATAAATATATTAAATTAATCCTTTTTCTGTAAGGTTTTGTATTATTTCATCAAATTTGGTATTTAGTTCATTAGAAGAGTATTCAGGAAGTAAAAATCCTGCTCCAATTTGTAATCCTGATGGTTTAGATGAATCTAAAACTACAAAATTTGGGTTTGGAACATATCTTCTAATCATAAATGAATTGATATCTATGGATCCTGTAGATATTGTTCTATCTATTTTTATGTATAATTCATCAGTAGTAGTATCTGAAGGTGGGGTTACTTCTAGAATTTGGTATGATAATTCTTCATTAGCTGAAAATCTAATCTCATCCATAGGTTGTATATTAAAGTTAATATATGGGTAATCATATGAGGGTTGACCAGTAGATGAAGTAACTTGGTTTTGATTTGATCCATATATTAAAGAAGTAAATTGAGAACCTGTTAATACATTTCCTGTACCTCCTCCTATTGTCCAATAATCAATAGAACCTGATGTATAATATACATCATCTCCAGGTAGTGGATTTTGTGTAACAGATAGAAAACTACTTGGATTTATATATAATGGATTAGAATCAGCTCCACCATAAGTACAAGAAAAACGCACGGCATATAAATCTCCAGCTATTGCTGGTCTAAAAGGGGTTGATGATCTGAAAGTATTAGTACCTTGTACTAATGGTGTTTGGTCTTGATAAATACTAGTCCAAGTAGATCCACCATCCGTTGATGTTTGGAAATCCAAAAATATTTTTGAATATATGATAGGAGGTACTTGAAAATCAAGACTTAAATTTAAAGATATATTAATATTATTATCACTTTCAAGTATTTCAATTTGATCAAGTAATGGATATGCTCTAACATCTGATCCAGATGGGAATGTTGGGGTTCCAAATGGAAGCCAATCTATTACATCTTTTGGAAAATTTGGAGGAGAAGCATCTAATGGACATGAAATTGTATAATCATGTAAAACATTTGGATTTGAAAAACTCATAGAAGGAAGTATATTAGATAAACTACCTGTTTGTGAGAATATAATTGCTTTTGGTTGTGCCGATGGTTTGATAATTCCTACGGTTCCTGGTATTTGGGAATTATTTGAACCCGTTGTTTCTATATTAGAACCTATTAATAATACATTTGCTTTATTATTGTTGGAATTAAAACTATCAATTAAATTATAATAATAAGAACTTGTTAAATTAGGAGTATAAGCATTTCCCTTAGTATCAATTAAATACATAATATGAGCTGCTGACTTATTTATAAGTTCAGGTGTTGTACCTCCTACCCAATCAAAATAAGCAAAATAAACACCATCTGATTCTACTGATGGGAGTGAAGGTGGGGATAAAGATGTTTCAGAATTATTAAATATTGATTGTTCATTAATATTAGAAGAATTATATCCAACATTAAAATCAGGTGAGGTATTTTTAGAACCTATATATCTAGGATATATTACTCTTGCTGTAGTATAATTAGATGCTTGTACTTCTGCTTTAGTAGCATTACCGTTTATAATCGATTGTTGGTTAACAGCGACAATAGCATTGGAGCTATAATCTACATCCATATATAACGTGTTAAAACGTGCTACAGGCGCATTATTTAATATAACATTACAATCGCTTATTTGAAATGAAGCAGGTACAAATGGTTCTATAATTGTTAGTACTGATGATTTTGGGGTTACTGAGACTGTACCTATGCCTGTATAATCAGTGTATATTTTGAAATATGAATCTTGATTAGGTACACACTGAAGTAAATAATATCCATCTCCACTTAATGATGTTCTTTCTTGAATATTATCTATTACTAATGTAGGATTTGGATTACCTACCCAAGATGGAGCAATTGTTGTTCCTGTATATGGAAATGAATTACTCCAACCCGTTAATGTAAAATTAGCAGTAATATAATTAGCATTTAGTATTATTTCTAATGCTTGTGGGATGTAATTATTTAAATCTAAACTATTTAATGATTCTTTAGCAATTGAAAGTGCTGTTATTCTATAGTAGAATGTACCACCTGCTACATCATTAGGTGAATTGGAAACAAGTGTACGATCAAACCATATATGAATTTCTCCATTATCGGTTTGAGCATTTGTTTCAGCATTAAATTCACTAAAACTAGATGAAAAACTTCCAGATAAATTATAAGTAATTACAGTTGTATCTACTGATTTGAAAGGATCACATTCTGTATTTAATTCACCATTAGTAGCAATAAATTCAGAACCACTTAATTCACCATTATAGAATTCATATTGGTATGTTTCTGTAAATCCAACTGATCCTAAAAGTGAGGGAGTTGAACCTGTCCAACTTTGTGTTATTGGAGATATATTAAATCCTGGTCCACTACCTGATACTTCACCTTCTAAATTAGGCATTGATCCACCATTGCTACCTGTTATAGTATACATTTGGATTGGTGAACCTGTAATTTCTATGTTTTGGAATACAAAAGGTTGATTTTGCATTTGGAACGATGTTGTTGTATAAGTATCTACTTGAGGTACTGGGTATTTATTTCTCTCTAGTAAATGTTGTTTAATAACAACACCAGCAGCCAATGAAGTTCTAGCAGGTACCCAATCTTTAAGCATTTTAAATAACGAATTATCCAAATATTTTATTAAACGAACATAATCCCAAATATCATAATTCGATTTATATTTTTTAAAATATTCGTCTCTAAGCGTATTTAATTCAGGGTAAAAGTCAGCGGATGACGATACCTGTCTTGGGTCACCAATATAATCACCTATGTTAAAATACCCGATACTATTAATAATATCGTCGTTTATTTCATTTTGGGGTGAAAAAGCAACTTCAACATAATCTAAATCTTGAGTGTAACTTTCACTTACATATGAATTTTGTTGTACACGGATTAGTGGGGATAATATATTGTTATTAGGGAGGTTATTTAATGTTGATGAAGTATAAGGTAATACTAATGTAGATTGTTTAATCTTATTAGAATTTCTATTTTTTATACCTGCTGGTACTTGATCAAAATAAACATATTCTTCTTTAGATGTAAACTCACCATTTGTAATATCAAATACATTTCCTGAAGTAAATGATGAAGTTATATATTCTATTGAACCTGTAGATTTAGGATGTATAGATTCATTACCTACATATAATTCACCACCTAAAGATGCTCTAAAAGCTAATTGCTCTGGTGATGAGTTTATTTGATTACCTTCTATAGAATTGTGATTCATCACATAATCATCAAATACACTCCTTAATATTGGAGTATTATAAAATCTAAGTTCTTGGAATGATCCACTGAATTTATTATTTATTGAAAGGGGTGATAAATCTGAATATGTTCCATTTATCCATTCGGTTGCTGATGAATTTAATGTTGCTGATCCTGTAAAACCTATTGATGATCCTTCTTCACCTGTATAAATGTTATTTCCAGCAAATAGATTAAAATTATCACCATCACGAGTTACGGCTACTGACCACCAACCACCATCATAAAATGGTAAATAAATACTAGCAGATTCATTATTAGTAATAAACTTTAAAGTAGCATATTCATTTTCTGGGTTTGGTATTGAACCACTATATGATCCGGATGTATATCCTGAACCTGTGTATTCAAGATCAATTCTAACATCACTATCTAAACTCCATAAACTTTGAGTATTTTTAGATAATGCTGATTCTAGTCCTGGGGTTTGAAATCTAAACTCAACTGTTTGAGGACGGTCATCTTCAGAATTCCATAATGAGTTAATTTCCCAATTTGATTGTATTATACCATCATTATTAGTATTATATTGATAGTCAAATTGATTATACCAAAAATCCCAATCATTTGAATTATCTTTATCTTTACCTCCAAATTCATTTACACGTAATATTGTATCTGGGATACCATAAATTGAGATAAGTGCCCTTAATCCTTCTACTGTTCCTTTTTTCTTAAGTAAATAAGGTAAATTATGGTATATTCTTTTATATATAGATTTATTAACATCATCTGTTGGCTCTAAAGAACCTGTTGCTGATGCTGTTGTATAAGTGTCAATATACTCCCACCCTGATGGAGTAGGTAATATACCAGTGGTGTAAGGTAAATTATATAAACTACCTGAAGGTGTTATACCTAATAATGCTTGGTATAAATCATTGGATGAGAAATTATTTTGGTATATTTTTACACCTAAATCTCGTATAATATCTGCTACTAAATCTTTAGACACACCATAATCTAAACGATTATCAGCATTATATTTATTAGTAACATCTTGTAAATATACAAAGATACTATCAAAATGTTGACCAATCATCTCAATAAATAATTCAAATTGTGAATTAGCAGCATCTTCCCGTATATATAAAGGAATTGAATTTACTAATGAATTATTATTCTCAAGATCAAAGGATTCAGCTATTGTTGATTGATTTACTAACCAATTTTGACCTATAACTGAAGTTGATGTTTCGTTTACATACGGATATGTTGAATTTGATTTAGGCCAATTTGCTGAACCTGATTCAAAATATAAAAAATACTCATAACTATCAAAACCAGTAATAAGTTCATTTATTTTAGTTTGCCAAACATTATTACTTGAGGATATATAGGTGTTGGTTGTTATTCCTGATGAGTAACTAGCACTTTCATTATATGTTTCAATTAATGATAATTTATAATAAAAATTTTCTACTCTAGTTTGGGCAGATGAGAAATTTATAAAATTACTATAATCACTATAATCAATATTTATTTCAATTCCTTTTTCAACTAATAAACTATTTAATTGGTATTGGAGGCTTCCTGATCCTTGGATAGAATTTGTTGATGATAATGAATTATAATTACCATAAGGTGTAGAGTTATTAATTCTATCTTTAATAGGTATGTTTAAATTAGGACCCTTTAGATAAATATTATTATCTATTTCTGAAAAATTAGGAGATATAGAAATATTATAAGCAATCGACTCTGCTAATTGTTCCACAACCCAACATTCTGACTGGGTGTTGAAATTATTAGGTAATGGGTCATATAATTTAATTAAAATGGAGGGTGTGTCTGTGTTACTTGTATCTAATAATATATTATTGGCTATTATTAGTTGATTTTTACCAAAATTTAATAAAAAATCAACATAATCGACTGGAGCATTATTAATCTCATTTATTAGATCTTCGGCTTGGGTGATTAATTCTATATCTAATAATTTATTACTACTAAGCCTAATTTCAGTTCTGTCTGATGATATTTCTTGTATGAATAGTTGGTAAAAGTATGAACCTATTTTATCTGTTTGAAAATTATATAATGTATTAAAACTACCCTCATCTTGACCATTATTTTTTAAGTCAGATATAGGATCTATTGATACATTATTATTAATAATTGAATATCCTCCAAAATTTGCTTCTTGACTTGCTATAATCTCATTATTAAGATTATATACAAAATATTCAATATTATCCGTTTGAGGGTCAAAATCAACAGATATAATATTTGTTTGAATTAAAGAAGTATCACTAGTTGAATATTCTTGTAATTCAAAATTATTTGGATTTATAGGTAATATTGTAATTATATCTTCCATTAAACTGGTGATTAGATTGCAAATAGTTGTTGTTGTAAATTTAAATTTTCTTCTCTTAATTGAGTTATTTCATCAATCAATGCTTGTATAGTTTCATTATCTTGATTTTCCCCAATATAATTACTACTTGTGTTAATAATATACTGATGAGAATTCGTGTCTCCAAATTTAGGTATTTGGAAAAAGAGAGAATTATAATTATTAAAAAAATCCTGTAGTGTAGGAACAATAAGAGCTGGCTCAATTACAGGGGTAGGTATCAATTGGGTAAAGGAAGTATTAATTACTTTTACATATTGATTTTTATTATATACCTGTTTATTTAAATTAACTATCTCCATAATTAATTAATTATCTTAAAATAATATTCTTCATCAAATACAATTGTAGAATTATCTATATTAGTTTTAATTATTATTTGATAGTATCTTTGTGGTTCCAAACCACTCATATGCATATCAAAATAACTTCCATTACTATCACAACTTAATTTAGTATAGGTTGTATCAAAATCAATTACATATTCATTAGTATCTAGATCTTTTAAAGCCCAATAGGATGCTGTTGGTAAAGCATAATTAGTTAAATATACTGATGATGTTTGCCAAACTTGGGGTGGGTATTCAGGTCGGGAATTGACTCTAAATCTATTTATACTTTCTGAATAAAATGTACCTGGGTTTTGGGCTAATGTTAATGTTGCTGGGAGGGTGTTAAGTGTAGATAAACTTCCGGTATTATATATATAATCATCCCATTTAATCTCTAATACTGGAGGATATATGGTGTGGGTATCTATAGAGAAAAATTTAATTTCTGGTTGGTAATTATTTGAATCAACCCACTCAAGTTGTTGTTTTACAAGAAATCCTTCATTAATAACGGAAAGACTACTTGTAACTATGGATGCTGGCGGATAATAAGAAATAGAACCAGATAACCATACATCTACTATATTAGTAACATCAACATTTAAATCTTTATCTTGTGCATATGAATATACTTGTGATGATGATAAATAAGTATTTGTAGATCCAGAAGATATTTGATTATACCACGTACCACCTCCAGGTGGTGCGTAATTAAGATCATAATCAGAAGTTACATTAGGACCTGGGGATATAGCATTCCACGGAGAGCCGGTATTATATGTTCTATATATCCAAGAAACTCCATCAGTAGATAATGGTTGATCTAAATATTTACCAGTTCCCATATCCCAAGAACCAGATACAGCCCATATATCTACTGTTGTATCTAAATCTAAACCTGTTGTTATAGCAACAAAACATCTTAAATTAGCTTGCCATTCAGATCCATTAACTAGATTAGTCATTACATTTTCAATATTCGATTGATCGAATTTAATTAAAAATCTACTAACTTGAGGATTTGGATCAGTTGGTGCTATTGATGTTAATGTAGATTCAATTATCTCATCTAATCCTGTATTCATTGTAGGATACATTGAATACATTGTAGCATCTTTTGAAGGGAATATTTTATATACTGCCATTATTTTTTATTTATAAAGGTACTACTCTACCTTGAATGTCTGTGTTAGGATATTTAATTTCAAAAATACTTGGATCAAGTGAAGGATAAATAACATTACCTACAGTTGCCGCTGATATACTATATGAATAAGGAGAGTAACCTAATGCTTCTCCTGTAAAATTAGGTATTGATATTGTTTTAACTGTTTGTACACCTTCAATTTTATCTAAAAGAACATATATATCTCTTAAAATAATTGGTTGATTGATTTGCCAATTATCAATTGAAAAATATACTTTTAAAGCTTCAATACATTTTATTAATACTTCATTACTATTATAATCAGGAAGAACAATTATATCAAAATTAATTCCTATATTAATTATAAATCCATCTTTAATATTAATAGCATCATTTACCATTCTATATTGAGATAGATATGTTGTAATATTTGATTTTAATGCTGGGGTAGATGTATTTAATTGTTTAGATGCATTATATGATAAAACGTATAAATCTAATACAGAATTAGATTCACCAGCAGATAACGTTGCTGCTTTAGTTGGTTCAATATATGCTTTTGATACCACTCCATATTTAGCAGGCATAGAAAGTGCTCTAACTAAATAATCGTCCTGTGTTACGTTACGTAATTGAGAAGCAAAATTAGCAGATGAATTTTGTCTTAATTCTTCTATTGTATCTCCATCACCACCACCATCGGCTGCTATTGGGTTTGAAACTGCTAAACCATTATAAACTTCTTGAGCTACTGTAGTATTAGATATATTACTATTTAAAAATGTAATATTATTTTTATTAATTGATGTTAAAGTATTAGCATCTACATTCGAAGTAACACCACCACCTGTTAAATATCTAACAGTGAGTGTTGTTTGGGAAGGTGCTATACCATAAGTTTTTGTAAATAAGAAGTTAGAGGGTGAGTAAGCTTGTGTAAGTTTATCTTTTTCAAATGGTAATCCTAATCCAACATTATCTGGGTTAGGTATTATATCTTCATCACTATCTATTGCTGTTCCTGATCCAAATTGGATTTGTAATGATCCTGAATCAAGAAAACGGGTAGCAAATCTACGTTGTATTTTTTCTAATTTTAATAAATAGGGAGTATCACCTTTATATTGTGATAAATTTGGATCATTTACGTTGGTATTTTTTATTGAATTATATACCATTTCTTGACCAAGATAATCAACCTCATACCATTCATTACTATCAGAATCTATAATATCTAAAATTCCAACTATATTATTAGCATTTAAATTTATAGTAGTAAATTGTTGTGGAGTAGTAAATGAAAATTGTTGGGTGGATATAGTAGAGGATATTGCTCTTCTTTGTTTTTTTAATAGGAATTTTGTTGGTGTTATACCTGATATTTCATATATTGAAATTTCTGTTGGATCTGATGAACTTGAAACTGAAAAATCTACTGGGTTTTCCATTAAAAATGGAATTTTATTATTAGATATTTGAGTTACTACTGTGTTTGATGGTATATTTAAAGTATAGTTAAAATCAGGATATTGACTTCCGGAATTAGTAATAGCAGGAACCCATTGGTATATATCCATAATAGTAGTAGCTACTTGTGTTACATTTGGTTTATACCCAAACATATAAGCTAATTCATATAAATTATTTGTTTGACGAGCGTATTGTAAAAATGTTTCTTGGATTTGATTATCAAGATAAAATGATAAAACATCACCAACATATGCTGCTTGTTCCATAAACATCATACCAGGTGATGTAGGGGTAAAATCATTATAAGTTGTGGGGAAATATGTTTTAGCATAATCAACCAAAGATGCTCTCAATTCAGAGAAATCTTTATTGATATATTGTATATTTTTTTTAGTAGCCATTAGTTAAATTCTAATTGTATTGAGTCTGTTATTCCTGTGTTTTTTATTAAATATGTTAATGATATATCCACAGTATTAATATCTGGTGAGAATTTGGTATTTAGATTAACTACTTCAAGATTTGAAAAATATTGAGATAATTGTTGTAATAAATAAGTATCTATTTTTTCATTATTATCCGCAGACATTTGTTCAAAAACAAATGATCTTAAATTACCTCCAAATAATGGATTTAAATATCGTTCTGGTTGATCTGTAAGGAAAAAGTTAATTAGATTATTTCTAATTGCATCTTGTGTAGTATATGTTGAATTAAATACAGCGGGAGCATTAAATGGTAAAGACACACCAACAGCCGTTCCCGGTTTAGTGTCTATAGGAAATATTTTTCTTGCTCCGAATGCCATTATTTTTTCATTAAGTTCATTATTTGATCTAATCCTACACTTCCTTCAGGTAATGATCCATTAATAGCATCTACAGGACCAGAAGCTTGCATTGTTCCAGCATATGCTGTATTTGCTACACCACCTTGTTGCATTTCACCTAATATACCTGAAAACATATTTCTTCGTTCTTCAGAAGTAAGTTGTTTAGGTTGGTTAATTACGGGTTGAGCATATGATTCATTAATTTGGGGTTTGGATCCTTTAACTGCTTCCAGTAAAATATCACGTAACTCCTCTTGGATTGCTTCCTTTACTGCTTCTTTAAGGAGGTTTTTAAGTTCTGAGGTTTTCATTGATTGTTATTGTTTATGTATAAATATTAATATTAGTAACCTGTTAAATTATCTCTGTCAATTATTAATTTAAGTTCGTTAATTAGTGTTTGGTTGCTACTTGTAAATGATAGATTACCCGTAATCATTATAATTCCGTATTTATTTTTAGCAACTGCTTGTATTCTATTTACGGTAGGAGTATAGGGAACGGTAATTATATCTATTACAAATCCTTTATAGGTTGTATCATTTTGTGTATTTTGAGCATTTAATTGTAAAAGGGACATTGTCTTTACCTCATCCGATATAGAATCAAGTGTTAAATCAGGAGCACATTTTTTTAATATATTATCTATTATTTCAAGGAGTGCTAAAGCTTGAAGAACATATCCTGCAATTAAGGACATAACCATTGATGCTGATGCTACTGTTGCTGTGGCTTTTGATAATTTAGAATTACCTAATTTATCAAATGTTTGTTTTCTAATAAATGTTTGAGCATCATTTAAAGCTGAAGTTATAGCACCGGGTATAATTACAGGAGGTACTAATGCTTTTGCTCCTGCTGATATTCCTATAGATGCTAATTCAATTCCAGTTATTGATTTTAATACACCCTTTAAAAATTGTTGTATACCTGATATAGAACTACCTATTTTTTCTATATTATTAACTATTTTATTTAATTGATTTACAATTCTATTTCTTAAAATTGTTAAATTTTCTAAAACATTTCGTGGGGGACATAAGTCAATATTATCTTTAATATAATTTGTTATATATTCAATGATTAAATTTTCTAATACGGGGAGTATTATTATAGGGATTGTTTCTCCTAGTTTATATATTAACTCGGGTAATTTACTTGCTCCTGTGGTTTTTAAATCACTTGGGGTTGCATTTAATATAGCCTCCTCATTAACTTTAAGAGATTTTGTTTTTTTAGTACGTTTCTTATTTGTTATTTTTATTGCTTCTCTTTCCTCTTCTTTATCTTGGGGTGAAGGTTTTGGTTCTTTCCAGGGAACATTTGTTGGGTAAACAAAATTATATAATTCAGGACTATATTCAGTTTTACCATTCTCTAATTTTAGTTTAGAATCATAAACATATATTTCTTGAGATAAATTAAAGAATATATTTGAAAGGGATGAATTTAATTCATCTTCTGTAGGTTTTGAGGGAATTGATAATTTTTTACTAGTAAATGTTTTTGGACCTTCAGAATATTGTTTTACGGCTTGACAACTAAATACAGGGTATCCGCTAATACCTTTTTCCCAGAAAGCAGTAATTGGTGTTTTTTGATCATCATTTAATGTAGCAGTAGTAGGAAATACATTTTTAGGATCTAATGTAGGGGTATTTTTATTTGAGGGAAACACCCCATTAAGAGGATTAGAAGGTATTTTTGATTTTAAGTTATCTTTTATACTTCCTTTTATATTATTGATATCTTCAAATGGTCCCATATTACGATGTAAAATTGTCTTTAGAGGTTAAATACCCAGGTTCATTAATATCACTAATTAATTGATTAATAGATGGTATCATATTTTCAGCAGTTGTTCTTGTTGGTTCAAGTGGAGTTCCTGGTTGTACTCCGGGTTGTGCTGATAGAACAGTTAGTAGAGTTTTGATATCTATTAATAATGAATTAAGTAAATCTTTTGTATTATTTCCTAATAATAATGGTTGATCAGCATTTTTTGAACCTAAATATATTTTATCTGCTTGTACTACAAATAAAGGTGTATCTGTGTTTACACTTTCTACTCCATTTAAATTTATAGATTTATTTGAACTTAATAATAGATGATCTTCAGTAGTATTAAATACTAATCTACCTGAATTTATTATTATTTGTTTTCCTAAATACTCTGTTGGGGATGTTGGTGCATTTTTATAACTGGTATAATCATCACTTGCTGGTGTAAGTGGGATTTGTTGGTTACTTGCTAACCAAATAGAAGATTCATCATTATTTATATCTTCAACCACAACCGTTGTTCCCTCATTTGATTGTTCTCCTTGACCATTTCTGATGATAGTAATAGGATTACCACTTATACTCCCGGATGACCACCAATTTTGTGGGTCACCATTTAATAATATGGTTGATCCAAATCTAATACTATTTCCCCATCTACCTTCTTGAATTAAATCTCCTTCAAAGGGTTGTAATGGGTGGATATTAGGTAATTCAATAAATGTATCACCTAATGTTATTGTAGATGGTTGATTGGGTTGTTTTACTGTACTTCCTAAACTTGTTTGAACATATGACTTTTGTTGAGTGGGGGAGGTATTACCCTCATATTGTGGAAATGCATTTAAATGTGGGTGATTCCACATATTAATAACCGACATATAATATACTGATTTACTAGATATAGAAGATGATATTCCTATATCTGCTTCAGTTATTAATAATATAATTTCATTAATTAATGGAATATATCTAGTATGGGATAATATGGGTTTTGCTATTGGTAATATGCTTGTATTAGAAACAGATAAATCACTAGGAGGTGTATTAGGTTTATTAACATTTACATATTCTACCCATCCTATTTGGGATGGATTGTTAGGATCTATATAAACCTTTGTTACTCTACCTACTGTTATTTGATCTGGTTTAGGCGTTGATAGTTGTCCTTTATCATTAGAGTTAAGGGATTTGTTTAAAGATGAAAACCCATAAGTTGCCATTATTTTAATTTTTTAGTTTGAAGTTCTTCCATTGCTGATAAAAGTTGGTCTTTCTCATCTTCTGAAATTGTGTATTCTCCCTCAGTTGTTTGATTTTGTAATACACGTTGAATAATGGTAGCCATTTTGATGAGTTGTTCATCATTTTTAACTCCAATTTCCATATATTCCTTAATCAAGGGAACAATAAGAGTAGCATCACCTATATCGGATATTAAGGGTTTTAATTCCGATATTAATGCGCTAACTTGTCTTTTTTTTTCTGTTTGGTTATTATATATTTCTTGAAGAATATCCGAGAATTTTTTCTTACCAAATACTACACTATCTAATTGTGACATAATACATACGTTTAATTCCGTTATAAATATAGAAACTAAAACTTTGTATAACCGTTTTCCAAATAAAAGACATAATGTGTTTTAAACACATCATATAGCTGATTAGCTATTTTTGTAATTTTAGGAGTTTTAACATCTACCATTTCACGAATATAAATGTATAATGCTTTTTTATTGAAAATATCAATATCTTCTCTTTTACGAAATAATTCTAAAATAGCATCTGCTATTGTAGCATCATCACCTTTAGGGAATAATTTATAAATATTTGTAGTACAATATTCTGTGTATTCATCTATAAATTTAGATAATAAATCATTCTTATGTCCTTCTAAAATATTATATGAATGGTTTTCATCATCTTCTAAAACAGAAATAGGTGCAGTATCTACACGTTTTTTATAATTTTTCTGATTTGATAATATTAAATATCGTTTTGCTATGGTGCCAAAATAAGAAAATGCTTTGGCACCTCGTGATTGATCAAATAAATGGATTTTTGAAAGAAGAAATGTTATTACCTCGTGTTGTAGATCTTCAATATTATCTACTTCAGTATAATAAAATTTAAAAGTATGAATTATGTTTTCCGTTAGTTTGAAAAAAGCATAATGGATTTTATCATTGTATATTCTACTCTTTACATCGAAATCTTCTGTTTCATTATATAATACAATAAAATCTTCGGTTTCTTGGGTAAAATATTGAATACCTTTTTTTCTCCTTTTAGCCATATTAAATATTCTTAACGTTAAAGCTGTTAAGAACGGTTTGAATATTTTTTATTTGTTCAAAGAAAAATCCAATTTCATCATCCGATTTGAATGTTTCTTTAGCATCTATCTCTTTTAAACGTTTATCCGTTTCGGAGATATACATTGAAATTTTATTCAAGTAAGACATATACCCGGAGAGTATATCTTCTTGTTTTTCATTTTTCCGTAAAAGGTTAAAGGTCGTATACCCTAAGGCAACGACCAATACCGATAATATTATTGTTAAGTATATCATAAATTATCTAACATATTTTTAAGTCCTTGACTTTTAATAGATCCAAGGGCTTTGGTTTTAACTGTCGAATTAACAGCGTTCGTTTTATTATTGGTACCCAATGTAAATACTTTATTTGGGGTAGCCACGCTACCTTTAAATTTAGGTAACCATTCAACTTCAAACTCAATTCTAGCAGCCATCATATCGGCCTGGTGTAAAATAAAAGGTAATGATGTACGAGGTTTTTGTTCGGGCATATACGTCATTAGGTATTTTTTATTCGCATCATCATACAATCCATCGTGAGTCTGGATTGCTACCATTTCATTGAATGTATACGTTATACCATGTGATTGTAACATAAATAATCCACGATCGGGTACAGAAGCAAATGGTACTTTAGTATTGAATTTATAATCCTCTCCTAATTTTTCACGTCTCCACTTATCATCCTGGGATATATATGATTCTTCGGTTTCAGATCCCATTTTACCTAAATCATGATTAATAGCTGAGAATACTAATTCTTCGGTAGTAAAGGTAGTCATATCACATCCAAAACCTTCCCACAACCCAGACATTGATAATGCTCCTCGTACAACACGATTTACATGGTCAACATAACCTCCGGGAAAGGCAGAATGGTATTCTTTTTTATGAGAAGCAGGCATAAGTATAATACGCTCTTGATACGTTTCATAAAATTCGATTAATTTCTCTTTACGAGGTGATGAGATATAGGTATCAATATTACCCATAAATTCGTTCCAATTTAATTGGATTTTTTCTGCTGTTAGATTCATAACTTTTATTTATTTTATTAATTTTTTAATTTTCTACTGCTGTTCTAGGTTCACGTTGGATATAATCCTTCGCATCTTGAATAGAATCCTTAGTTTCCTCTATTAATTTATTAATATCACTTAATGTTCCATTTCTAGATAATAGTGATTGTAGTCGGGAGATAGAGCCTTCTGCTCTCTCTAGTTTTGTGGTGATTGCTTCTCTATGTTGCATATTATATTTATTTACTTTATTAATTTTATAACCCCGGGTACCTATTTACCCCTTTATCCCATCCATCTCTCTTATTCCCTTCCTCTCATCCCCTCATTTACATTTCCTGTACTCCCAAGATACGAATAATATTTTATACTTCCTAATTTATTTTTAAAGTAAGTTGGGTATAGTCTAGAAGTGTTTTTATATGGGCACATTTTTCATATTCTTCAAATTCTTCAAAATACGATATTATAAACTTAAAATAAGTTGTTAGATATTCGTCTCCGTAATGTAATATAGCTTCCTGGTTATCCCTATCTTGAATATTTATTTTTGATATCCAAAACCAAGCTCTATTGTAGACTACAAATTCACCGGCAACTTCAACATCATATATGTCTAATTCCTCATCCATTTTTGAATAAAACTCTAAAACTTTACTATTGAATGTTTTATGATTATGGATAAGTTTTTTAAACATACCTACCCAGAACAAAGGATGTTCTTTATAATCTAATAATTGATCCACCAGTCTCGCTTTTTCAAGCAATGAATCCGGTTCCTCATTATCAAATAATCCAAATACTTTTTCTATATCCATGTACATAAATATGTGTTTATTCCGTTTTTTACGTGTGTATTATACGTTACCGAATATAATTCACATAACCACGTACAAATCATATGTAATCACATATAAACACAAAAAAGGGGCAAATGCCCCTTTAATGTAAGTAAGTTGTCTCGGTGAAAGTTTATTTAATAAGATTTGATGTATGTTTGTTTAAAACGCTCAAGTTCCATCACCACCCGAGCATCGAGTTTATCAATTCGAGAATCAACCTTACGATCGACCTCATTAATGTAACCGCCTAGGTTACGATCTTTTTCTTCAATAATATTGTAAATACTACTGATAGATTGTTCTAAGTTACGAATATGATTTTCACATTCATTAACTTTTTTATTTGACTGTAGTACCACATAGACCAAGACAATGTCAATGACCAATACAATACCTAAACCGAAAGCTAAAATAATTTGTTCCATAATTTTTAATTTATTTAATTTGAAACAACTTACTTAGAGCGAAAGACGAGATTCGAACTCGCGACCCTTAGTTTGGTAAACTAATGCTCTACCAACTGAGCTACTCTCGCTTTTAAATAATTTACGATAAATATATAATGGAGATTTTAGGTATCCAACCTGTAATCAAAAAATTTTAAAGGCTACCCTTAAGTTTCGTAATCGTCATTACTTATCTGTTACGGCCAAACGCTATGATAGCGATATTACTTTTTCCTCCTTTTGGTTTTCTGTACTGCTGACCGGGATCGAACCGGTACTCCGTTTAGGGAATGGGATTTTAAGTCCCACGTGTCTACCTATTCCACCACAGCAGCATATTGATTAAAAACCTAACTGGTCTAATCTGTCTTCTATTTCCTCAATCTCCATCTGTAGTTGAGCATATTCATCTACCACTGATACTCTATCGGGATTGTTTGGATGGTATTTCCAAACTTTATCTTTTAATCCACTCAAAAATGCCAACTCGTTTACTAATTCATTTTTCAATTCGTTCATAACTTTTATTTTTATTTATTTATATTATCAATATACGAAACTATCCTTAACAATCCCAACTATCTAGAGAAATCTGTAAACAGAGTAATGGAGAAGATTTAGGATTAGATTTCATCTCCTTTAAAGCAGTGTAAACTACCTCAATTAAAAGATTTGATTGTTCAGCTCTATCAAGGCATTCTACAATATCAAGCATTTCTTCACTTGATGATTTTTCTATAAATTGTTCTTTTATTTTATTCATATTAATTCAATAAAAATGCGTGAGATTCGTGGTTAATAGTGTATAAATCGTCGTCATAATCCTCAAGCATATCCTCCAGCGCTTGATTATAACCACGCATATAGACAAGCTCCTCTTCGGAATAATCTCTTGAAGGTATCAACATCTCTAGTCGATTTTCTTCAATTGTTTCTAATAATATCTCTTTAAATTTATCCATAACTCTTATTTTCATTATGCTTCTGAAATTCAAGTTCTAACATATCATTATGAGCTAAATCACACTCATGATATTCTGATCCGCCTTCTTCAATCTCTGAAATGGCTAACGAATACAATTCCTGTATTTCTGATTTAAGTTCAGGATTTGCTTTAATAATTCTTATTGCTTCTGCTTTTAATTCTTCTTTATACATATTGTTTGTTTTTAATTTTTTATTACCCCCGGAATATACGAACAAATCCTCGGGTAGCCAAATCCCTACACATATCTCTTTCCAATTTCTTCAATAGTTTGTTGGGCTTCATCTAAAGAGATTTGAAAAAACTCTCTATTATGATTAATACGGTAAGCCTCTAATTTATGGTGTACTTCCTGTTCCAAAGCAAACCCATTATAACAATGGAATGCCCATTCTACTTTCATAGGAACAATAACCCCCGTAGCATTTGAAATTTGCTTAGCTCTCTCTTCAGGAGTATTTTTAGTATACCCAATTTTATAATAACCGGGCATAGTAGGGTTAGACATAATGTAAACCCAAGAGTCAAAATCTCCATCTCTATTAGTATACATAGCAGTAGGACGCTTAGTATAATATGTAACATCCTCCCAACCATCACCATCAGGTGAAGGGGTTAAAGTAAAATAATAAGCACTAGCCATTCCTTTAGATGTAAAGTCATC